TGATAAAAGACGGAATTGTTAACGAAGTCATCATGCCGATGCTTGCCGCAACTGACAAGTTGGGTGGAACAATAATTCAGCTGAGCACCCCGAAGGGGAAAAATCACTTTTGGCAAGCCACTCTGCCGAACAGCGGTTACGAGGTGATACACGTTGACTACAAAGAGTGTATTGCGTCAGGACAGTACACTGCAAAGTTTATTGAAGACCAGAAGAAAAATTTAACCCCTGATGAATTTGCTTCAGAGTATTTAGCTATCTTCACTGACTCTGAGGGCGCGGTCTATCCTTACGATGTCATTGACCCACACGTTTACTCTACTTTGAAATTAGCCGGAACGCCTGACAGGGTGGACGCAAGCGGTTACAAGGACTTGTATTTGGGAATTGACTTAGGCCGTTTTGGAAGCAGCACGGTTTTTACCTTGCTGGGGCGGGATATCAACAACGTTTTTGATGTTTTACTCATTGTTGAGATGAGAAAAGCGTCTTTTAAGTACCAGTTGTCTTACCTTCGCTTTATCACAAAATATTGCAAAATAAAGAAGATAGGCATTGACTCTACTGGAATGGGGCTCTCTCTCTACGAAACTATAAGAGAGGAGTTTGGAAACATGGTTCCAATAAACTTTAACACAAAAAGCAAACAAGAAATGATACACCATTTCAGAAAACTGCTAAGAGAGAACAGAATAAGGCTCCCAGAGCACAAAAAGCTCATTTCACAACTCATTGACCAGACCTACAAGCTGAACAGCCAGGGGGACGAAATATACTCCCCTTCACCCGGAGTTCATGATGATTTATTCTGGAGTATACACCTTGCAGCCTTAATGGACAAGAAAGGAGTCGCAACTTTCCATGTACACGTGAACGCGTAGCTTTAAATACTACTTAGCACCATTAATTCTTATGTTCAACCAACCCCCTTTAAATTTTATGCCTTTATCTTTAACAATTTTACGAGCTTGATAGCCTTGGAAGAGAAAGATTTTAGACAGTTTGATGTCAAACAACTTGAAGAGCTAGCTTACGCTAAATCGGTCGGGGGTACTTATCAGACGTGGACCCTTTCGTCTGACATGTATTCTTCTTCTGTAAAAAAGCCTTTGACGAAAGACCTTGAGTTTGTTTTCAAACGATATCCAATTGTGTCGAGGGGAATTGAGATTAGGGCAAATGAATTCATTTCTAGGGGATATGAAATAAAACACGACAGCAAGCGAATTAAAAAGTGGCTAACAAAATTTTTAAAAGACAACAAATTTGAACTTTTGGTGAGGCAATCTCATATCAATGCTGACCTCTATGGTAACGGCTACATTGAAATAATGTACAACGGCGACGGCACAGATATCAAAGGACTAAAATTACTACACCCAAAATATATCGATGTTCAAAGAGACCCCCACTCTGGCGCGGTGCTTTTTGACTACATGGGCAACCTGAAAGGCTATGTGCAAAAAATTGGGCAACAGGAAATTAAGTTAAGGCCCGACCAGATAATCCATTTTGTTTTCCGAAAAATTGGTGATGAAATTTTAGGTTATCCTTTAATTGAACCAGCGCTGAAGACTATTGAAAGAGCAATGAACGTAGAAGAAGGGGCCGCACAAGGAATGTACAGACACGGTTTTCCACAGCTTGACATTGAAGTTGGTGATGAAGACAATCCTCCAACCCCCGCGATGATTGACGACATTGCCAAAAGTGTTGAAGACCTAAACTCTAAAAACGAGTTCGTGCACTCACATTACATAAAAGCAAAAATTTTAGAAAGTTCTACAACCAAAGATATTGGTTTGTACCCCGAAATTTTTATCAAGCAAGTAGTTGCTTGTTTAGGCGTCCCAGAACCATTGATTTTAGGAACTGGCGAAAATAGTAATAAGGCAGTTGCCGATGTTCAGCTTATGGATTTCCGAGCACAAATGGGGGCAGAACAAAAAATTTCAGCGGTTGAAATTGAAGACAAGCTTTTTAACAAACTGGCGGCTTTGAAAGGCTGGAAAGATGACCCTGAACTCGAATGGAATGAAATATTGCCGGAAGAAGAGACAGCAAAGACAGGAAGGGTTGCTACATTGTTTGAAAAACTAATTGTTACAAGAAATGAAGCCCGTGAGCTTTTAGGTTTTCCACCCACACCATTTGCTGAAGATAATGAGTTCCAGCAACCCACAAATGCTATAATTCCGCCAGAAGAAAAAAGAGGGGCTCCACAAGTGAATCAGCCTGACAGAATGCCAAAACAAGAGGTTGTAAAGACCGGAAACCAAAAAAGAGACCGCACAAAGCGAAATGTTGAAAAATTAGCCGCAAAATTGGCCTCTAAGACGAAGGAATTGGAAGAATTGGACAGAAAAGAGCAAATAAAGCGAATGAACGAAGAATTACTAGATTATTCACGCGAAATAGTTGAAAAACGCAAAAAAGAGCGCGACGCACTCAATAAAGACCTACCTACAGTCGCAGAGAAAGATTTAGGACAGGTGGGTCAAGATGCCATACAGCAAAACGTCTGAACTCCCAAAAGGAGTTAAAAATAACTTGCCAGCACACGCCCAATCTATTTGGATGAGTGCTTTTAATTCCGCTTATACAAAACACGGTGAAAAAAAAGCAATCAAAATAGCTTGGGGTGCAGTTAAGAACGCAGGCTACATAAAAAAGGCTGGAAAGTGGGTAAGAAAGAAAGTACAGCTTTCAGCCCTTTTGGATATGAAGAAAAAAAAGCTTGAAACGCTTGCAGTTGTCACGGCCAGAGAAAGAAAAAGAAAACAATCGAAGAAATCGGAAGCACAATTCTATGCGTTTCCAAGGTTAAAAAAATTACCAATATTTGACGCAGCTCATGTTAGAAATGCCATGGCAAGATTTAACCAGACACAAGGAATGACATCTGCTGAAAAAACAACCGCCAAAAGGAAAATTATGGCGGCCGCAAAAAAGTATGGAATAGAGGTTGGAAGCTTTCAAAAATTGGAAAATAACCGTTTGAAAACAGACAAGCTTTTACAGGAACTTTTAAATACTATAAAGAACACTAATTTTAATAAGGAGCTTGAACAACTCAGCATAACTTTTAAAATAAATGAAGAGCTGTCAAGTAACGAAGGTGACCTTTACATATCTGGAATAGCTTTAGCTGAAGGGACTTACCATGGAAAATATTATCCGAATGAGATTCTTCCAGAAATAGCAAAACAGTTAGTTGGTAAACCATTAAAGATGGCTCATGGAAAGAAGCCTAAAGATGTAGTTGGAAGAGTAACTGGCACAAAATATGACGCAGGATTAAGACAAGTTGGTTTTAGAGCCAAGGTGTTCGATGAACTTGCAAAAAAGTTAATAGAAGAAGAATTATACGCGGATGTTAGTATAGGTGTTTGGATTGATAAGTTCAACGATGTTTTTCATGGTTGGACGGCAGCAAACCCTGAAGTAGATGAATTAAGTATTCTTGAAAAGGGGGAATGTCCCCAAGCAAAAATTAAACACAAGGAGTATTTACACGAGGTGAAAAGTAATGCCTAGCAAGAAAAAAGAAACTCTTAAAGCATCAGCCAACGACAAAAAAGTCACTAAGGCTCTCGAAACTTTAAAAGCTGATTTGACAAGCGACATTAAAGAATTCTTAGAAAAGAATCCTGAAAAGTCAATTGACGACGTAATTGACGCTGTTAAAATCAAAACTAGGGAAGAGCTTCAAGAAGGAGAAGAAAATAAAGAAACAAAAGAAACAGAAGACGACCCAGAAAAAGGTGAAAAGGAAACTCCTGCTGAAGATGGAGAAAAAGAAACTCCGGCAGAAAGCGGAGAAACATCTGAAGAAAGCGGTGACAAAAAAGAAGGCGACGCTGAGGGAAAAATTCTTAGCGAGTTAAGCAACACTCAAGATTTGCTTGAAAAAGCAAGCATTGAGTCTAAAGAAAAAGATACAATGCTAGAGAAGTTCCAAGAAGACTATGAAAACATAGCAAAGAAACTAGCTAGTAAAGAAAAGGAACTTGAAGAAATGAAGAATGCCAAGTTTTCAAAAAGAATTGAAGAACTTGCAGCAAAAGAAGTAGCTCTAGGAACTCAAACCGATACTGAGAAAAGGATTACTGAGTTAAAGTCTTTTAGTGAAAAAACATTAGAACAACTTGAACACGTTACAAGCCGACTCATCGAAAGAAAAAAAGACGAGCCTGTTAGTAACACAAAAAGGTCAGAAGAACTTTTGTCAGCAGCAGACGCAGGAGATTACAAAGTTGTAATTGAGGGTGACACAGTATGGGCTCCAGACAGAGGAACGAAAACGCCCGAGGAGATTAAGTAGGTGATTATGAATGGCTACTTTACGAGGATTACAGATGGTGACTGATGACGTAACCACTTTCACGGCAATGGCCCAAGAAACTATTTCTGGTGGACAGTTTGTGAAAGGAGTCTCAGACAATGACGTTGTAGAAGCTGGCAGTGTTGCCGCTTTCGCAGCTACAGATATTGCTGTTGCAAAGATGGATGCAGCAGCCGATGACGAATTGGTTGTTGGAATGGCTTTAGAGACAGCAACATCAGGAAATTCAATAACAGTGGGAACAGAAGGACTCTTCATAGTCGCAGCACAAGACGCTGTAGGTGTTGGAAAAGCAATCAGTCCAAGCAACGACGATGACGCTTTCGCAAACTCAGTAACAGTTGTTGGTGACACAGAAGAAGAATTTAAAATAGGAAAAGCATTAACAGGAGCAAGTGCCTCAGGAAAGTACCTAGTGGCCTTGGTAAGAATTTAAGGTGATAGAAAATGAAAAGTTTACAAGAACTTGCAGATTCAGGTATTCTGTTTAAATCAGCAGAAAACGAACTAATCAAACAAAACCTTTACAACATTATTAAGGATGCAGCGATTAACCATCCTGTTGGAAGGCAAGTAGTTGACGTAGTTAACATGAAATTTGGAAGTACACTTGATTTTGACTTAGCAGACAAAAATTCAATGGATGTTAGGGAAATAGCTGAGGGTGCAGTGTACCCACTGGACGCAGAAAGCTACACAAAGAAAAGCGTAACTCCGAAGAAATACGGAATTAGGATTGCAGTAACAAATGAAATGGTTGAGGACGCAAACTGGGACCTTATTCAAAGGAACCTAAGAGAAGCCGGAAGAAGGATGGGTTTGAAAGAAGACGACCTGATTTTCACAGCTTTGGAGGATTCAACTAACGGATTTGCCTCTGCAACAACAGAAGGAACTTCTCACGCAATCACAAGCGGCGGAACCGAGATAGCAATGGCTGACTTGACTGAAGCCCAAAAAGTGATTGACCAAGAGAACTATGTTCCAAACACACTTATCTTAAACCCAGCTCAAGTTAAAGAGTTGAGGGACCTGGACACATTAACTGAAGCTGACAAAATCGGTGACAGGAGAATGTATGAAAGAGGATGGGTTGGAAAAATCTACGGAATGGACACAATTATTACAAACACAGTAAGCGCTAGCACAGCTGTTGTATTGGATAAATACGAGGGTGGTGGACTTGTAATTAGGAGACCATTGACAGTAGAAAAATGGAAAGAACCAATTAGAGACCTAACAGAAGCAGTTGTTTCATCGAGAATGGCAGCTATTTGCTTTAGACCAGAAGCAGGGGCAGTTATTACAGTATCTTAATTGATGCTGTAAAACTTCTCTTTTTTGAGGTGATAGAAAATGGCGACATTACGAGGACTACAAATGATTTCTGATGACGTGACTTCATTTACAGCTTATGCACAAGAGACCATTTCTGGTGGGCAATTTGTAAAGGCTGTGAGCGATAACGACGTAATAGAGGCTGGTAGCGTTGCAGCTTATGCGGCTTCAGATATCGCCGTAGCAAAAATGGATGCAGGTGCTGATAATGAATTGGTTGTTGGTATCGCGCTGGAAACAGCAACATCCGGGAATAGTATAACAGTAGGAACTAAGGGAATATATATCCTTCCAGCAGGAGCAGATGCTATCGGAGTCGGAAAGGCACTTATGCCCGGAAGCGACACAACTGCATTTGCTAACACAGTGCAATTAGTTGCAGATGGTAACGAAGAATTTAAAGTTGGAAAAGCCTTAACTGGCGCAAGCGCCTCAGGGAAGTATATAGCAGCCTTGGTGAGGATTTAAGAGGTGATATGATATGGCAGTACCAGGAGGCGGATTGAAAGATGGAATGGGTGCAGCAGAAATTAGAACTGATAGTGCGGAATTTGATGCCGCAACTATCACAGCACTTGTTTCAGACGCAATCAGCGGAGGAACTTTAGCTGTAGCAGCCGGAGAAGTTGGAACAGCGGAAATAGCAAACAACGCGGTGACTTCTGCAAAACTTGCGGTGTCTTATAACCACGGACACTTTACACTTGGAACCAACGGAGCAGAAGTATACGTTGGTTTTAGTGGTGGTGGAGCAGCAGTTACAATGGACGGAAGCCCAATAGCAATTGCTATAACACCATTGGCGGAAGTAGATGAACCGATACACGTTACAGATTACAGTACAAGTGGCTTCAATGCAAGTGGAAACGCAGCAGTTGACTGTATGTATATAGCGTTTGAAGAAGGATAAAAATGAACAAACCCATATGTAAATGTGGCAACATTGCAATATTGGTTGCCTTCGATTATGAAGGTAACCAGCATCTCTGTTGCTGGAAATGTCATAACAAAATAAAGAGGCAAAAGCTTGCCAAAATGATAAAACAAGGTATGTTGGAGCTTGAAGAAGATGGTAATGCATAAGTGCCCAAGGTGCAAACAAATGTTCAGCGCACCCAAATACGCACAGGATTACATTCACAATTGCCCGGACAAAATAGAAAAATTCGAGCGTGTAAACATCGAAGATGATTATACTTACAGGGGAGCAAATCCTTATCCACATACACGAAGCGAAACAGACAAGAAAAGAAACCAGATTTACAAAGACTGGCCAACTAAAAAATATGTTGATTTGAGGTAATCGAAATGGTAAGAGAAGAAAGAATTAAGATTTTAAGACAAGTGTTAACAGGTGCAAGTGATACAGACGCTAAAACAAACCCAAATGCCATAAATGGCAAAATCGAGCAGATTAGTGTTCTTGGAACGGGTGTAGAATATGATTTAAATATCACTCCATCAAGTTTCAGTGGATTAAGTGCACAATCTATTTTGGATGTTCAAGCAACAGGAGATAATGTTTTCTATCCACGTGCAACGGTTGAAAAGAATGATGGAACTGATGCGGCTGCTGGGGATAACAAATGGGGACATTACGTTGTAGCAGACCAATTAGATTTCAATGCTTCGGTACTCGCAACAGGTAGTGAAATAACCGTTAGAGTCTATTATATTTAATTCAGGGTGTAAATATGGCGTATACTACCGAAGCAAAAATAGAGGCTCTAATGGGTGAAACGTTTGATTCAGACAGCCGTCCAAGCAGCACAGAAATAACGACTATAATTACTTGGTCAGACGCCATGGTGGACGCCGAGAACACTAACGTTAGCGGAGTACAGCAAGAACTTCTTTCGACTTTAATGGCGGCACATATTATTGAAGCGAAAGAATACACAAACATGAGAGTGGGAGATGTCTCACTAAGGCCGATGAGTGGTGACAGTAAATATTTACAAACCTACAAAATGCTAGCGGGAAAAAAGAGGTCCACGCTTTTCAAGGTGGCGAACGACTAATGAGTAAAATAACGTTGGTAAGAAATGATTTTGACTACGATTTGACATTCAATGTCAAAGAGTATGATAGGACACCCTATGATTTGGGGTCAGCCACTATAATATTTAAAGTGGCACTTCCCGACGCTACAGCGGTAACATTTAGTGGAGCATGCACTATAACAGATGCTACTAACGGTGTTTGTACTTATACTGTTGGGGCAACAGATTTTGCAACTTCGGCAGAATATGAAGCTGAATTGGAAATTTCTGGCTCACAAGTAATAACGGCTAAAATGGATAACATAATTGTGATTGATGATTTACCATCAACGTGAGGTGATTTGAATGGAAGAATATGTTAAAATAAAAGACAAAGCTTTGAAAATTTCTGGTTACAAGGAAATGGATGGGAAAACGGTTCCCGTCATTAAAGCAAAAGCTGAAGAAATAAAGCACCCAGACGGACACATTGATGTGGTCGTCAAAGTGCCCGTTTTACAAATAGGAACTAAACAGGAGGAAGTTTAATGGCAAGCGGAATATATGATGTCTTCAAAGGAGACTTGATGGAAAAACAGGTTGACATTGGTGACGGTGGTGACACAATACAAGTGGCGTTGTTGGATGATAGTCACTCTTTCACTTCGTCTGATGCGACTTGGAGTGATGTTAATGCTAATGAGATAAGTGGAACTGGTTATACGGCGAGTGGAGCGACTCTTGCTGGTCAAACAGTAACAGAAGGTGCTACTACAAAGTTTGATGGCACTGACACTACTTGGACCACGGCGAGTTTTACGGCATATCACGCAGTTTTGTTCGATGACACAAACAGCGAAAGCTTGATTTGCAGTATTGACTTCGGTGGAGCTAAGACAGTTTCAGCCGGAACCTTTACAATCCAGTGGAATGC